GCCGAGGCACCTACGTTTACCGCCGGCGTTGTTGCGCCAACGAGCACTGTTTCACCACCGAGGAACGCGTCGTCGTCAAGCGCACCAAGCAGGCCCGCGCCGAGTGTGACTCACCCAGCAAGCAGGAACGAAATGATTGAGATGACCATGCCGCAGTTTGAGACTTGGAGCCCTGACAACCTGGCAAAGTTTGCCCACGACGCCTACGCCAAGATGCAGGAGCAAGACGACCGCATCCAGCAGTTGCAGTGCGAGCTGAAGGACGCGTTGGCGGCGTACCGCGCCGTGCTCAGGACATCAGAAGGTCGCCCACTCGACGAGCCCAGCCCTTCGCAAACGTCGGCCAGTTCGGCAGCGTCGTCAAGAAAACTAACCTTTGTCCAAGGAACCGGCGCAGAAGTCCGTCAGGAGCTTGCTCGGCAATGGCCTTTAGGGTCTTCGGGCCAATGACGCCATCGTCCTTGACGCCTAGCGCCCGCTGGAGCCAGCGGGTGGCTTGACCAACGCCTGAGTTGACCGCGCTGTCAAAGACCGCGTATCGCACTGCTGGAGGCAGCGAATCTGCTTGGATGGCGTCCCAGTACTTGCGCTTGTAAACAGCCTTGGCAAAGTCAAGGGGCAGCTCGCGCATGGACCCGCTGTATCCGTTCTCTCGGGCAACTTGCTCAGTAATGCCATAACGGGTTGCACCGCCGGGATCATCTTTGTCGTTGCTGTAATCGCCCTCGAACCCGACCAGCTTTTCAAAAGCTGTGTCGAAGTTCATGCGTCAGGCGCAGCGACGCCGATGAGGCCGGCGACTGCCAGGCCCACAGAGATGATGGCGTCGGCCATGGCCGGGGCCACGGGCACGCCCACGGCGGTCAGCAGCAGGATGATGCCGCGCCAGGTGGAGGCTTCTTTCAGTCGGGCAAGGATGTAGGGTTTCATCGGTCGGCCTTTCCGTCTAGTTTGTCGAAGATACGCCCGAGCATTTCCCGGACGTCTTTCATGTCGTTGCGGTAGTCATCGCGGGCGACATAGTGGGTTGGCAACGCACGCACGTCGTTGTCCAAGCGATCGATAGCCATGTAGATGCGGTTCAATGTCCAGCCACCGAAGAAGCCAGCCACAGCCACGGCGATGTTGAAAAGTACTTGGTAGTCCATGATTTACTGAGCAAGAGCATTACGTTGTTGATTGGCTTGTTGCATCAAAAGCGCGTTTCGCGCAACTTCGTCACTCATCAAGCGCATAGGCAACGGCTCATAGTTGGGCAACAGTCGGCTTTGGCCCATGGGGGACAGCATATAGTTGCGCAACCCAGCAGACACTAGCTCAGGTGCAAGAGCGCCAGCGGCAGCGCCATAGCCTGCGCCCGGAGTTCCGCCAAGCGCTGCGCCTGCTGCGGCGCCAGTTAAGCCACCTAAGCTGCGGCCAAGCATGGTTCCAGCACCTGGCGCACCGATCTGGCTAGGTGTTTGCGTGACGCGGGGAAACACGTTTGCAAACTCAGCGATTGTTTTGATGTCGCCCGATACATATTTGCCAGATTGAATGTCGCGCGCCAACTTGGACGCCGTCACCGAGCCGCCGCCTTCTTTAATGGCGTCTTCAATCGTATGACTGATAGCCATGCGCTGGCGAGACAAACGAAACTGCTCAAGCATGTCGCTTGCTTTGGGGTTCTTGGCGGCAATCAAAGACCGTTCGATCTGATTTTCCAGTGCGTTTGACACATCAATTTGCGCTTTGGCCAATGCGTCTTCGCCTTTTCTAAAGTTGCCTTTGGCTTGCTCACGCAAGGCGCGGGTCACTTCAACCGCGTCCTTGGCATTAAACTTGTCAACAGAAAAAGTCTGAATAAGTTTTTCAACCGACTCAGGCACCGCGCCAGGAAATGACGCGCCAGGTCCAGCGTAACGACTTTCAACGGCCACCAAGTCATCCAAGAAAGCTGGATCAGTTTTGATTTCGCCAAGTTTTTTGATGGGTTCATAACCCTTCGTGTATTCTTGCGCGCGAATCTGGCGCATGTTGTCAGTCGTCAGCGGCGCAGTATCAGGAATGCCAACCGCACGGCGGGCCAAACGATCTGTAACGGTTTGGTTTTGAATAGACGCCAACTGCTCCAAGTGCGTCTTGCCGGCCATACGCTCAGAAAGAATATTCTTGCCAGTGGGCGACACGGCGCCGGGCGTGGCAACGTAGCCTTCCGCTTGTGCGGCGCGTAATGTTGCGTCCCGCACGGCGTTGGCTTCTTTTTCTTTCAATATGGCGCTGGGCAATATTTTTTCTTTGGCCGCCAAAACGGCTTGCGCAGGCTTTGTGACAACAGACAAAGGATTAGTGGCCGTGGCTGCGGTAGACAACGCCTCAGACATTTTTGGCGCAGCTTTGGCGGTTGCAAGCGAACCGCCGGTAAATAGCGTAGACAAGTCGGCGGCGGCGCCTACGGGGTCTTCAGCCAATGTGCGCTTGATGTTCTCATACGAACCGTAACGCTCCTTGTACAGACCGCCAACTGCGTTGGCGGCTTCAATAGCGCGAGCGGCGGCAGCCGGGTTGCCTTCAAACTGATTGATGAAGTTGACCGCGTCTTCCGGCAGCACTTTTTGAAGCGCGCCAGCCGCAACGTCCCACGCACCTTTGATGGTTTGCAAAGGACTGGTAACAGCTTCGTAAAGGCCAGCGCCGAATTTCTTTGCGCTTTCGGGCACGTTTGAAATAGCTTGGCGGGGCACCTCAGTCAACGCGTAAGAACGGCGGGGCCCAGGCACGCCAGATGACGCTGCGACGGGTGCCTTGACGTCAAACTGATCGAACGGATTGACCGCTGGCGCGTCAAATTGATCGAACGGATTGGTAGCCATTACTGACCTTTCAAAGCGCGATCTGCTGCGCCTGCGCCGTATTTTGCGTCAAATGCGCCTTTCATGCCGGGGTTGGCACGCAGATATTCGATAGCTGCGGGAGGCGCAACAATAGTCGGCACAGCGGGCGTCTCAGGCGGCATCTCAACTTCCAACGGAATGTTGGTCTTGATGCCTTTGACGTCTTTGTTATGCCGAGCAATGACGTTGCGCGATGCTTTTTCGTTGATGTCAAGAATCTTGTTGATAGCCTTGGGGTCTAACGTAATTTTTCCGCCAGCCATAGATTCTGCGTATTCGCGGTCAGCGTTAGACAATCCAGTGCCTGCACCGAATTGCTTGATGAGCTTGCCGACGTTGTTGGCCATGTTGGCCGCAAACGCTTGCGAGTTAGCAGCAGCGTCAGCGTTGCCCGCGTCGATGCCCGCAGTCTTAAGTGCTTGGTTCAAGTTGACCAAGAAGTTTGCGCCTGCGCCGGTAATCATGCCGGACTTCATAATGTCGCGGCCAATCTTGACGGTGTCAATAATTGCCGCAGCGTCTTGTGCGGCGGCTTGACTTTCTATCACGCGTTTTGCTTGCCCTGCGCCAAGTCCAGCTTCAAACGCTTTTTCTTGCGGAGGCAACTGAACTGTAGTGCCTGGCGCGTGCGTGGTTTCTTTCTTAATCAATGCGGCGTATTCTGCGCGGCGGGGATCGCCCGGCGGCAGCGCGGCCATTTCTTCTTGCAAACGTGCCAACGTTGTAGGTGCGGCCCCACGCTCATACACGACCTTACCGCCGCGATAAACTTGTTGGCCGGGTGACACGGTGGTTGTCTTGAGCGCTTCCGTGAGTTGCGTCTTAAGCATATCGACCATCCCCTTAGCGCGGGGGTCGGCGGAACTGCTAAACAGCATAATTTCGCGGCGCAATTGATCCGGCGTCTTTTCTTGCGCGGCCAATGCGTTTACCGGCGCAGCGGGCGCAGGGGCGGCGGCAGGCGCCAAAGCGTTTGCAACGGGTTGCGCAGGTGCCGGCTCCGGCGTCATGCCGAATGTGCCTGAGCCCAACGCGCCAGGTTGCGCCGGTGCCATCGGCATGGCAGCAGGAGCGGCAGCAGGAGCAGCGCCAGCCGCCGCAGGAGCGCCACCGAACAGCTCGGGGTATAACTTACGGCCAGTTGCTTCAAACTTAGCTTGCTCGTCCAACTTTTGCGTCAGCTCAATGCCCTGCATAAAATGCTTGGGCGACTTAAGCAACGTAGCGGCCAATGAACGCAAATCAGGATTGCCACCTTTGGCCAAAATTTCCTGTTGCAATTTCTGCATCTCAAGACGGTCGTTCTTAAGATCTTCCAGTTGAATTTGCGCGACTTCACCTTGGCGTTGCGCCGCTTGAATCTGCGACACTTGCGCAAGTTGGTTGAGCGGGTTGGCAACCTCTAGCGGGCGCACGCCAAGGGCGATGGATGGATCAATAGGCATATTCGCTCCTTACACGGTCGGGTTGCCGTAGGCCGAGCGGCGGGTCAACGCGTTGACCAAATCTTGGTTGGCCATGTAGTTCAGCCCAGTGCCCAACGCGCCAGTCAAGGCGTTTGCTTGGCCGACTTGGCCAGCAGCCTGCGCCGCGCCGATGTTGGTGATACCTGCGCCTGCTTGCGAGCCGTACTGGCCGGCGGCGTTTGCCAACGCGTTCGTGGCGCCGGTGCCATAGCCGGCCAGCGTTTGTTGCGCGCTTAGCTTGTTGGCGTAGTCTTGAATGTAACGATTGCGAGCGGCGTTGTATTCTTGGCTGCCCATCTCTTGGCCGTAGCGCAACAGATTTTTGCCTGTGGTGCCGGACAGCAGACCGCCGCGTGCAGCCGCGCTGCGCTCAAGCGCCTTCTGGCCTTCAGACAAACGGAATGCGTAGCCAGGGTCGGCGTACATTTCGCTGGGTGTGAACGGCTTGTACTCGCTGGCGATCTGCTCAACCTTGGGCAGCGCACGCAGGCCAGCCTGACGCCACGGCTCTTGCAACCCCTGCTGCTCTTTGTACATGCTGTACAGCAACTGATTGGCTTGGCTCTGCGCTTCGGCTTGCGTCGTGGCAGCCTTCTGCGCGGCGTTGGCGCCAAACGCGCCGCTTGCCAGAATGGCCGCCGGGGTTAGATATTTAGTCAATGCGCCCCCAGCGCCGCTTAACAGTCCTGCGCTAGTCGTACCTGCGCCATTAGCGATCGCCTCAAACTCAGCCGCACTGATTTTGCCAGAGTTAAATGCGTCAACAGCTTGTTGGCCTGTGACGCCGGAACTGCTACCGCCGCCAAACAAACCGGCCACTTTGTCGTAGGCTGTGCTGTAATTAGCAAGGTTACCTTCAACCGCGCCATAGCCGCCGGTGCCCAATTGCGCTAATTGTCCAAGAGGCGAGCTAAGTTGTTTTTGTGAACCTTCACTTGTTAACTTAGAAGTTACAAGGCTAGAGCCGGGCAGAATATAGTTGCCGGCCAGCACCGCGCCGGTTTCTAGTGTGTCGCGTAAGTCAGTCCAAAAGCTCATTGTGTCACCTCGCGACCGCTGGCGCGGATGTTGATTGCAGATGCAGTTCCGGCGATTGTAGAGATGAACCCGCCCGGTGCCAAGACCTGGCCGACAATCTCAGGAAAAGTATAGACCTCAGCCGGCTGGAGCGTCTTGGTCTTGGTGATCAAGTTCTGGTTGCCAGCCGTGTCGGCAGCCGTCACCAGGTTCACGCTGATGGTCGCCGTTGAACCGCTGTAATTGGTCGCGGTGAATTTGTCGATGATCGTGGTCACGCCCGTGGCTGTGTATTGGGTCGTTTGGCTATTCTCGGCAGTCTTTGCCGGAATGAGCACTTTAACGGTTACAGTCATGTTATTACTCCAAAAGTAGTGCGTTGTTCGAGGTGTATTGCGTCATTATCCAGTTTGTACCGTCAGACACAAGAGTGGCGTTAGCGCCCGCTACGGCACTCAGGATGGCCGTTGTTGCCGCTCCGCCGGCCAAAGGCACAACATTACTCGAAGCTGACATCAGCGTCTGCGCCTGGTAGTTCTGAAAATGCAAGGTGCGCCCGCTGTTGGTCGAGGGAGTGGGTAGCGTCACCGTGCAGGTCGACCCTGACTTGTTGTTGATCAGCCAAGTCTCGCCAGCTGCCACGCTGAAGTTAGCCGTCTTGGTGACGGGCGGGCCGCCAGCCGCAGAGATAACCGACGCCGGCGTAACATTTTTCCAGTACTGAAGCGTGCTGTCGTACTGAATTAGGTCGCTATTTGCCAAGGTGCTGAATTGCACGTTGCTGTCCGTGCCGCCCAAGATTGAGCCAGGTACGATACGAACCTGCATAGAGCCAGAGCTGCCCGAGCCTGCGTTGATAACTTCGCCAAGATACGT